CCTCGTCCCACCAATACTTTGCAATGCCACACTTACGCACCAGCGAGTCTTTGAACAACGCGTAGGTGGTCATAAAACCGTTGTTGTCGTTGCTGAATATGTAGTTTGCATAGTCAGTCGCCTGTTGAGTGCTGGCAACATCTTCAGGACCGCGCGGCACATACTCAACGACATTCTCACTGCTGAAGAAGACCTTCATCAGACTCGGCAGCATGGCGCTGACGGTGTCGCGCACCTCCATCGCCACGACTTGGCTGCGCCCATCTTCCTCATTGCCAAAGGGGTCGCCACGATAGTATTCAGTGCCCTTGGCGCGAATAGGAGAGATGTCGGCATCGATGTAGCTGACAGCATCCTCCAGCTCACCGGCCACGATGCCTTGCAACTCGGTGTCATCCATCGGATTGACTGCCGCAATGTCGGTGCTCACTTGCATATCGTTGATCATTTCTTGTTCCTTGCAGATATTGCTTTTGCTTTGGCGCGAGCCTGTTCTTTTGAGTTAGCCCCCCAAGCCTTGAGAGACAACGCTAATCGGGTTGGCTCGCCGTTCTTTTCCATCGGACCAGGCATATTGCCCATTCTCGCAAGGAATGATGCCCTGCGCGGATTGTCGCCAGACTTGACAGGCGCTTTCAAGTTCATGCCCTCGGCCTTTGCGCTGGCGCGTCCCTTGGCATTCAAGCCGCCTTTGGGATTTTTCCCTTCACTACGCTGCCACGCTGGTGTCTTCATAAGGCACTTTCTTCAAAATCACATACATAGAATCAACTGCACGCGGCAGTCGCAATATTTCATCTTGCGGCAATTCTAGGCTTGCACCGTAATTGCTGAGACTCATTTGCAAATGTTCCAACTCAAACCGACTGCCCTTCCAACCCAAGTACCACGCCCACTCGCAGTAGTACACCCATGACTTCTCATTGAAAGCACGCACATGAGTTGGGTCTTGCCACGCGCCATGACTCAAGTCATACGGCACATGAATGTGCATCTCGCCACCCATCTCCAGCAAATCCCGACAGTTGGTCATGGCCTGCACTAAGTTCGATATGTGCTCCAACACATCATTGGCGATGATCTTGGAAAACTGTCGGTCGATCTGCATTGGCGCACCAATGTCCACCACCCAATCAGCACCAACATCGGCGCGAATGTCAGCATTCACGCAATCGGCTCGGCGATCCTTGCCCGAACCGAGATTAAGAGTTAAACCACTGCTTTGCATATTCCGGTCTGTTCTTTAAGAGCCACGGTATTGCGGCCTTGGTCAGTGCGTCACCGTTCATGCCCACAGTCTGGCTGCCAATGTGATGCACATATGACCGGCTTAGGTAGTGGTGAAAGCCTGCGACACGCAAATCCTCACAATGCACATCATCAGAATACCAATTTAGTGGGGGAAACTTTGCAGCCTCCCACGCATCACGCCCAATCCATGCAAAGATAGGTGATGGGCATTCCAGCGGCACAATTGCGTCCTCGTATGGGTACTTGAAGTAGTGCAGCTGCTGGTCAAAGGGGTTAGATCGAATATTTTGCACAGGTCTGGCCGCATCACAACGCGCAGAAACCCAACCCACAGGCGCACCAGTTTCAGCTTTCAACTGCGCCACATCCTCCATCAGCAGCCGGTAGCTGCTGGGAGTCAGGACAATATCGTCATTGGCGCAAATCACCGACTCAAAGCCATCGGCAAAGGCTTTGTCCATGATGTCGTTGTAGTCATCACCGAAATTGTGCGATGCACCAAAGACTTTCAGGTCAGCGTTAAAGCCGCCAATAATGGACTCTGGACCGCGCAAATAGACAGGCACTTCGGGACAGTACTCGGCGATGCTTGTGAGCATCACCCGCAAACCTTTTGCGTGTACTGTCGAGATGCATATGGGTGAGATCACTTCTTTGACTTTGGCTTCTTGGCGGTCTTGGCCGCCAGCTTGAAGTCAGCGGCAGACGGTGCTGCCTTTGATCCCACTTTGTTCATCTTCTCACCGCTGCCTGCGGCGATGCGTTTTTGTTTGGCGTTGATGTTGGCGTAGAGGCCAGGCTTAGTCTTCATTTTTCATTCCAATCTTGATTGTCAACAATGACTCAGGCTCTTCACCCTCATCCTCTTCACCCTCGCCACCGGCAACCCATGCCGAACAGGTACGGCTGGACGCGCACTTGAAGTCGAATATCTCGCAGTAACCTAAGTCACCGGCATCAATCACCGCCCAAGGGTCACCCTCGTCACCAATGCCCTTGGCGATGCAATCCAGCATGGAATCATCTTGGTTGAAAGCCGCGCAGTTACCGCACAGGCTTTGCTTGGCCTCGTCCTCGGACACTTCCCACTGATCAGCCATCTTCATCCAATACTGCTTGTTGGGCAGCTTGGGATTCTCAGGACCGTAGTTCGCAGAGTCAATCGCCTTGGCGCGATTCTTCAGATTAAGCGTGATGTCTTGCGTTGCCATGGGGCAGCTCTCTTCGCCACCCTCATAGCCCTCATCCTGATCCATGGCCTGATCCATGGTGCGCTGTAGCGTAGCCATTAACGCATCCCCTTGGTCTTCATGTTCTTGGCAGTGCGAGCACCGCGCATGGGCATCTTGGCTTCGGACATCGCAATTGCCACGGCCTGCTTGGGACTCTTGACCACTTTGCCGCCTTTGCCAGAGTGCAATGTGCCAGCCTTGTACTCGCCCATCACCTTGCCAACCTTCTTTGCTGCCTTTGTCATCTTCATCATGTACCCCTTAAACGATCTCAGTCACAGAAAATATGGTTGCGACAGGCGCAATCACGGCGATCTTGTCACCACCACTGACCTCAATGTACTCAACCTTGTTGATGGGCAACTGAGTAGATGTGCTATTTGATGCAGTCGGATTTGAGCCAACCTGATAGTGCAAGTGAGATGTGCCAGCGTTGGCAATACGCACAATGGTGGTCTGCGCTCCGAAGGCGGCAGACTGCTGGCTTGTTATGGTGACAGTAATCACCTGACTCGCGCCATGCTTGCCAAATATGCAAACCTTGCCAGTGTCATCGCGGGTTAATTTAGACATCTCAGCCCCTTATGAAATCTGCGTCACAGACACATCGGTGGCAACAGCACCACGAATAAATGCAATCTTGTCGCCGCCAGTGACTTCAACATACTCAATGGCGTTAACAGGCAGCATCGCGCTGGTGGTCAAAGTCGCTGTCGGGTTTGCGCCAACAGTGAAAAAGGCTGGCGCGGCATTGGTATTTGCCAAACGCACAATGGTGCAGTTGGCCGCCACAGCAGTAGACTGACCAGTGGTAGCGCCAACAGTAATCACCTGAGTTGTACCCATCTTGCCAAATGTCGCTATCTGACCGTTGTCATCTCTCGTCAACTTGCTCATACAAATCCCCTTTAAAGAATTAAGCGTTGGTGCAGGGAGTTCTGAGGAAAATCCCACTTAGAAATTTATAACCCAGTTACTCCGCACCAACACGGCTGGAGACTGCGGCCCTAGGTTAATGGCGTTCTAGACCGCCCCCTCAGCAGATTAAGCAATCCCCATGCGTGTTGACGCATAACGCAATTATGCAACCCTTGAGAGGTTTCTTTTCAACGGTTGCGCCCAGTTGTTGCCAGCCTTCGATCCCATCATGCCAATCACCGCATCTGATGCAAAGGTCAAACAGAAAGCATCAGCCTTGTCAGGTGAGGCCAAACCCCGCTTTTTGATCTCATCTTTGCTCTCAATCTGAATCTTTCCGTTGCTCGTAAACATATAACGCACGGTGGCCAACTCAGCAATCAGCAGCTCATCCTTTGGCAACCGACAGTCACGCTGCTCCAACCACGCCTTGGCCTTGTACCAAAGTTCAGCCTTCAGATTGCGGTAAGTACCGCCCATGGCCGGTGACTCCGCGACATTAATGCCTCTGGCCGGCAGCTTCAACTCCCGCAGACGGTCAACCACGCCAGCGCCAAGACCAATGCTGTCCACCAGTATCTCGGTTGGACGGTCGCTTGGCGCCAAAGCCTCGTACTCGGCCACCACCGCACCGGTCAACTGCATCAGGTCTAAGTTCTTCCATGTCTTGATCGGCTCTGTCACCGCGTTCCCACGGCGTTTGCACAGCGCCGAACGGTCAGAGCCAAAGCGTGCCACATCCAAGCCCCAGACCAGTGGCGCGTAAGGCGAGGCCACCACATCCCGATTCATCGCCAAGTCCAACAACTCCATCGGTATCACCGTGTCTTCGTCAGACTTTGGAAACTCACCCAGCACGCGGATTCGGTAGGCGTTGGACTCCTCACCGTACCGCGACTTCATCTCCTCGATGTACGCCTCGCTCACCCTCGGCGAGTCGGCGCAGGACACCTTCATCGTCACCCAATCTCCCGCCAATCGGTTATGCGTGTCGTAGAAGAATCCGCTGGAACGCACAGGGTTTCCCAGTAGTAGCGTGACGGCGTTGTGGCCGGACATTGATCCAGATGCCGCCTCGAACACCTTCTCAGGTATACCGGATGCCTCATCTCCCACCAGCATCACATGATCGCTGTGGACACCCTGCAAGGCTTCGGGCTGCTCGGCACGCGATGTACGCGCTGAGATAAACGCCTCCTCGTTTGCGCCAATCACCTCAATACGGTCCTGTTTCACATCCAACATATCGGCCAGCATTGGCGGCAGCACCTTTACCCAACGCTTAACCTCGGCAAACAAGGCATCGTAGAGCTGGCTGCTGGTGGGCGCTGTCACCACCACCTTGACCGGAAAGCGCAGCAGCAGATACCAGATCATCGCCCAGGCACTAGCCGTGGACTTGCCGACACCGTGGCCCGATCTCACGCTGATGCGTCTGCTGCCTGACGCGATGTGATTCAAGAATTCCACTTGCCAAGGGTCAGGCTCGGTGTTAAGGACTTCCTTAACAAACAGGACAGGGTTATTCTTGTACAGCTTGACGAATTCGACAAAAGGGTTATTCGTCAGCAAGTCCTCGGAATTTTTTTTCGGGACGCGCTTTTTCGCGGTGGGGGTGGTGGGGGTCGGGTCAGTCATTTCGGTAGGTGTTCGGTTGCGTCATCAACCGCCCCCGCCGCAAATCGCAAGGGGGGGGCATCGCGCCGCGCCAGCCAGCAGGCCGGTCACCGCGGCCACTTGACAGTTGATTCTGCCTGTGGATATCTTTTCAGCGTAAGTCATTGATTCATATGCTTTCTTACAGATTGCTTACAATATCCATTTAACACGATGTCCATTATGTTAAGTCAAATGTGGATAACTGGCCTGTTTCTGCTCGTTTTGCAGGCGCTTTGCAGTTATGCACAGGCCAATGTGCTCAACCATTGCGATTTTCTGTGGATAAGTCATCAACAACCTCGACATGGCGCAGTGCCGCCATGCGTAGGTCTTGGATGTTGATGTTTACCGAGGCGGCTTTTTGTAAGCCATAAGTCTTCTGATCCCACCTTTCGGCCAGCCATTGCCTAGTTCGGATGCGCTGGACATCGCGCTGCGGGTTGCTGTCGGCCATGCTGTCAGCAATGTCCAGAGTCTCCACCGCGAGTTTATCGGCGGCTTTCGCGCGCGCACGCGCAATTATAGAGGGATCGGTATCTTCGATCCATTGCTCTAGCGCCCTGCGCCCGATGCCAAGCTCATAGCAAATCTGCGTCTGCGACTTGCCAGCCTCGAACATGGACACAATCATGTCATCGGGCAAATCCTCAAGCAATGCCATGTCTTCCCTGAATTTCGGCCTTCCTGCCACGCTCAGACCCGCTTTAAAGCTGTTTTAACGCGCTGGACGATGTCCAGTACCAGTGACTTGATCAAGTCCGCTAATCGTTTAATTTGTTCCATGTTTGTATTTCTCCGCTTGTTTGCTGTTGAATTTCATTTCTGGCTGACCGCCTTCAAATGCATGAAGATCGTTTTCTAAATCATCAAAGCCTGATTGTCCACCGAATTTCTCGTTTGCTTTGAAGCTGACCACCTTTGCTGTTGGATCAAACGTTTTGACAGCAATGACCTGCTGCACAAAGGGATCGTTGAAGATCACCTCCAACTCTTCCATGCTCCAAATACACTTGTTGTCCAGTTCCTGTCTCTCGCGCTGCATAGCCAGAGTCTCGTTGACCGTTCTGACAATCACCATAACCTGACCTGACTGCATCTCCCACTCAATCCTCGGAATGCTGTCGCTGGCTGGACTCATGCCTTGATCGGCTGCCCACTGATCGAGCACTGCATACGCTCGGACCATTCCCGCCAAACTGGAATCAAACTTCGCACGATCCTTTGCGCCAATCGCTTGGTGCAATCTGCTGTTCTGAATCCAGAATTTCTCTCTGAGTTCACTGTCTACTAAAGTAATCAGTCGATTTTCTCCCCATTTCCTGTCGCTGACCGCTTTGGCGGCCTCCAACTCCACCAACTTGGATTGAACATAAACCGTCCACGCATCTGCCTGTGGACTTGGACTCACCGCCACTGGATGCTGTCTTGAGCTTTTCTTTGTTGCCATCTTTTTTATCCTTGTCTAAATTTACTGAAGCAGCCGTCAGAACAATCAGAAACTACGAGTCTTATAGACTCTCGTTTCCGATTCTGATTTCTGATCATCTGAAGCGTCTGATTTCTGATCGCTTCTGATCGCTTCTGATTGCTGATTGTTGAATTTGTAAGCCGCCTCACTTGCCATTTTTGTCAAAACATCTTGGTTAAGCCATGCGACTTTGCCGTGATGTCCACCCAATTTTTTAGTTTTAAGTCTCCCCTTTGCTGTCCAAATTGCGTTACTGATTTGCGTCTTTGTAGCGTCATAGGCACTGGCTTGTAGCGTCAATTCTTCTTTCCAGTCATCAATATTGACCACCTTCAGGCTTACGCCATCTATTACATCAGTGAATCCTTTGTTCTTAATTGCCCTATATAGTGCTGGCAACTCATATGGCTGCCATTTGCCACCATCTTTGTTGGCTGGTGGCTTTTTCTCAGTCATCTTTGTGTGATCTGTTTTGGCTGAATCTGACGCTTGCACCGCCAAGCTGGTCATTGGGTCACCGATTTGCAGTGATCCGGCTGGCGCTGCCAGTTCGACTTTGACCATCTCAAAGCCGTAGCGCGTCCCATCTTCACCGTCCTTTTGCTTGGCGGTTCTGATGATGCCCTTCATAGAATCCTCAAACCTGATCAACTCCAGTTCGGTATCCACAGCCCCTAAGAGCGCAGACGATCCCCGCATTCCCTTGGCTGAGTCCTTGCCGCTGTGATGCAGAATCATCAGCGCAGCGCCTTGCACGATCTGCTGTATGCGTCCACAGGTCACCACAAACTGCATCATGTCTGAGGCCGAGTTCTCATCTCCACCGCCAAACGCTCGCGCCAGCGTATCCACAACGATCAACTTAAAGTCCATGCCAGTTTCCATAACCAGCGTCTCTACGGCCACCATCAGCGCGTTGAAGTCCTCCACACTTGATCTGAGGTTTAGCTGGTGTCTGATCACATAGATTGGCGCACCGTCCTCTGTCTGATGGTGCTGCTTGCACGCCTTGATCCGCGCACCGACTCCCCCGAACCCTTCACCGGCTATATATAAAACAGCGCCGGATTCTGTGACTTCGTTGCCCATCCAAGTGCGGCCGGTGGCGATTGACTCGGCAATGTCCAGCGCGATAAAGGACTTGAATGAGCCTGGCGGTCCATATAAGGCGGTAAACGCGCCCACCGGAATCACACTGTGGATCAGCCACTTGACCGGCTCATCTTGTATCGAGTCCCAGTGCTCGATGGCGATTTGCTTTGTCGGCTTTGGTGGTGCTGCTGGCTCTGCCGCAAACTCATGTTCAATTTCTGCTGTTTTCTGTACATGATCCAGTTGATCTGTACACATTTCCTCGTTTTGTGTACATGACTTGGTAATTGGATTCAACCGTTCGGGCATCGTTAGCTGATCCAACGATGTGATGACGGTTGCCGCCTTGACCAGCGCCACCAGTTTATCCCTGCCGCCGCCCTCCTCGATGAATTCGTAGGCATCGTCCCCTTGGCCTTGCAGACCGAGGTCAACTACCTTGAGTGACTTGACGATGGGCAATATTGCCTCTGCCGCTTTGTAGGCATAGCCCCAGCCGGCCACATCGTTGTCGGGCAGGATGATCACTTGAGCGCCAGCAAAGTATTCTGTGATGGCGGCAGGCCAGCTTCCAGCGCCAGTGTGCGCGGTGCTGGCGATCATGCCAATTGACTTGATCGCGTCTGCCGCCTTCTCGCCTTCAACTAGGAAGATGTTTCTGCCTGCGGTCTTCGCGTCCAGCAGCGCGGGTAAGTTGTAGGGAACGATGCGTGCGTCTGACAGCGTGCTCTGCTTTCGGCCTGCCTCGTCAATCTTGTACAGACGGTATGTCTTGCCTGACTCCCCTACGCGCAGCCGCTGCTTAACGAATACCGGCTGACGGTCTTCATCGGTGTAAATCCACTCCTGCTGGAATTCCACCTTTGGGATTGGTCTGATGTTGGCGAGTGGGTCTGGTCTTTCCAAGAGTTCCGGTAGCAAGTTCAATGCTCTGATGGTGTGAAAGACATCCTCTTGGCTGCACCCACCATGACAGTGGAAGAGAGGCTTGCCCTCATCATTGATGTCGATGCTGAGTGATGGATTCTTGTCGCCGTTGCCTTTGCCGTGACTCGGTACAGGGCAACTCGCCACCCACTGACCGTTTGCTTTCTTTGCGTTGCCCAGCGTCTTGGCTATTTGTTCTGCTTGCATATTGCCTCTACTTGTTCGATGCGTTGTCCGATCCACGCCATCACAGGCACTGCCATGCTGTTGCCCAAGGCCTTGTACCTTGGACCGTCTGGCGTTGGCTTGCCCTTGGCTTGGATGTCGGTGTAGTTGTCGGGAAAGCCTTGGAGTCTCTCGCATTCCTTTGGCGTGAGTCGGCGCACTGCCATGGCTTGTTGAATTACTACTGCTTCATTTCCTTGTGTAGGACAATGGCATTGTTGTGTAAGAGCGCCAACGCCATGATCTTCGCGAACCTTACGGCCAGGAGACATTAAGTTCATTGACCATGCCGTTTGGGCGCTGGATGGAATAGGTTGCATCACGATAGGTTCATGCCCATGCGTTTCACGCCTAAGAGTTCCTGTCATGTCGTGCTCAATGTTCATCACGCTACCGCCTTGATCCATCAGGCAGATGGGTTGCGCCACGCCATGCTGATCAGCCTTAGTGAGACATGGTGCAATGTCATGCATCGGCTCTGTGGCGTTGCCGCCGTTCTCAGGCTTGCGTCCAATCCAGTTGCCAGGTATGCCGTAGGCTGGAATCAAGTCTTCTGTTTCAAAGTCGTAACGCTGGCCAGCGCCTCGTGTAAGGCACTTGGCAGGGTCTTCCCTCTTTTCTCTGCTCGGCGCAGGATTCCCTGACAGGCTGTGGCGCTCAAAAAGAACCGCTGCGGCACATCGCCAGTCTCCAAGGTATCCGACAACGAACACACGGCGGCGGCGCTGTGCCACTCCAAAGTATTGAGCGTCAAGCACCCTGTATGCGAACCCATACCCGCATTCTGCCAACCCTCCAAGGAAGCTGCCAAAGTCCCGTCCTCCATTGGAGGACAGAACGCCGGGGACGTTCTCCCAGACCAACCAGTTGGGGCTATGTTGTTTAGCAATGGCAAGATAGGTAAGCATGAGGTTGCCACGCGGGTCATCCAATCCTTTTCTGAGTCCTGCGACTGAGAATGATTGGCAGGGAGTTCCTCCAACGAGAAGATCGACATTTGATTCAATTGACCACTCCTTAAATTTCGTCATGTCGCCAAGGTTTGGCGTTTGTGGGTAGTGGTGCGCCAGCACCTGAGATGGAAACTTTTCGATCTCTGAATACGCTACTGCCTCCCATCCAAGGGGATGCCATGCTACTGTTGCCGCCTCAATACCACTGCAAAGTGAGAGATATTTCATGTTGTATTTTTTAGAGGAAAAAAAACCGCTGGTGCTACCCAGCGGTGCTTAAAGCCGATCAGTTAAAACATTTCGTCATCAGCCACTGCTGCGGCCATCACGCTCTTCGCTGGCGCTGGTGGTGCAACTGGTGCGGCAGCCGGAGCAGCAAATGGCGCAGAGTGATCCGCACCTTCAGCGTCCATGCCAGCGGGACGATCAATCCAACTGATGATTGCGAACGCTGGAATGCGCGTAGTGCCTTTACCGATCTTTTCCAGTTTAGAGCCAATGTATTCCAGCACAGGCAACTTGCCAGCATTGGCGGCTTGCTGTGCCGCGCACGCCTCGTATAGAGCTTGAAGCCCCATGTTAGGACCTACGCCGTTGGATGACCATTCCACCAAGCCGATTTCCTTGTTGTAAAACTTGATGATGAATCCACGCTTGTGATCCGGTGTTGGCTGTGCGCCTTTGCGTCCAAGCGTTGCATCGGCCTGCCAATCGCGGATACCTACACCGAGTTGTAGCCAGCCGGTTTGCACATCATTGATGTCGAACACAACCTTTTTGAGTTGGATTTCCTCGCCAAGATTGTTTGTCCAAGCGTTGGCTTGGGGAGAGAAGCGGATGTAGTTACCAGAGCCGCCAGCAGATGAGAGGTTTAGCATTTTGCGTTTTGCTTTCTAAAGTTCAGGGGTTGCATTATTGACTCAGACTGCGATCTCTCGCAAGTGTGAGTCCACTTGATATCTTGACCGTGAGATCGTCCAAGATAACTCTGTTTTCCTTTGGTAGCAGTTTCTCTGCTGCCGCTGGAGTAATTAGTGTCGTGTCGAATATTTGAATTCGGGTAAGTCCCAACTCGGCCAGCTTGTCGGCTGCCTTGTCGCCATCTAACCACTTGCGCGTTGCGCGTTTGGGTTGCAACTGCCAGCCTTGCAGCACCATGCCGTCCTTCTCCATGGACTGCAATGCGTGCTCTTTGACGGCCTCAATGAATTTCTCAACATGATTGGCTTTGTCCAGAATGGCGCTGATCTGATCCGGTGTGAGCGTCTTCATCACCTCTGCGATCTCTTCTTTGTCCAGCTTGGTGATGTCCTGTTGTTTGGCCACGACATCGAATTGCTGTTGCTGTTTAGGGCAAATGGTCTTCGCGTCACACCACTGACAAGCTGACTCAGACATATACAGAGGTGGATCATCGAGTTGGGTGGCGATCATTGCAGGCCGCAAGACTTTCTCTTCCCACTCCCACATATCGGCTGCTGTCATCACCAGTGTGCGAGGCTCGCCAGAGTAGGGCTGAACAATGGTGAGTTGAAATTCTTTTATCCAATCGCGGCTCATGCCCTGCGTGTAAGCCAGCGCGTATATCTTGAGCTGGGTAGAGTCCTCAGACACATAGCCCTTGCCGGTCTTGAGGTCTACGACATAAACAGTGCCTGCAAACATTGAGTAGCCAACAACATCGGCAGTGCCGCCAACCTCTATGTATTCTTTGCTCTGGTACTTAACCGGATACTCGACATTCATGCGCTCGGTCTTGACTTCAATGTGCCAAATCTCATTCAAGTAGTCCAAGGCCATCTGACAATCGTCAGCGTCCAGAGTCACGCCTTCAATAGTTTCACCAACAAACTTCATGGGGTCGGTGTCGAGTTGAAAGCAAGTCTCGGCCAGCGCGTGAATGGCTGTGCCACGCTGTGCGGCCTCACCTGATGGGCGTTGCGGTACTTGAGCGCAGAGCTTCACCGAGCCAGGACACGCTATCCAGCGCGATGAAGCTGACGGTCTTAACCTTCTTTGTTTGATTGCCATGTGTCTCTTTCTAGATGATGGTCATTGATGACCAGTTGATAAGCCAGTTGTCGCACCTCGTGGCTGACTGCATGGCCGAGGTCTTCCGGATCGAGGATGCGCTTGAGTAATACGATCTTGTCCTGATTGGCTTTGCGTTGCTGTTCCAGTTGAGTGCCAAGCCAGACGATGTGCTCACGCAATATCTGTCGTTCTTTATCCTGCATGGCGTGACCCCCAGTGGGCAATCAGCGCAGCGTCAGCGCGGCCATCGTCTTTGACTCGTTTGAATTGATCTTGATCTGATGGGAAGAGTTCCATGGCGCGAGCGCGGCTGGCATCCTTACCCTGTCCACGGCCAACGGCCTTCACCCAAGTCGCTGGCGGTACAAAGGTAACCGGCATCTTGAACGCGGCCAGAATGCCCTCAATCATGCCAAAGCTGCGGCCAAAGCTGAAGACACTTGTCACGCCTTGGCCCGCCATTGCTCCTACGCGCTCGCAGTAGGCATGACAGTCTCTGCCGGAGTACAGGTAGAGCATCTCGGCCAACTCGCTGGCGCTGACCTGTCGTTTGGCTTTGCCGTTGCGCTCAACCGTCATGGTTGGCATATCGAATATCTTGAGGCTCTCAGTCGAGATGATGGCGATTGCGCCAGAGAGACCAGGATCGATGCCAATGCTGTATTTGCTCATTTGACGGCCTCTTCCATGGCCTTGTTCAGTATGGTCATGCGTGCTGACACCAGCGCATTGGCGGCCTCATCCAAGCGAATGACGGTGCTGTAGAGTGGCTCTGTGATGCCGTTCTGCCAGCGACTGATCTGCGCCTGATTGATCTCTGACACGCGAGAGAGGTCAGACATCTTGAATCCGGCAGACTCCACCTTGTTTTTTATGTCCAGAATTGCTTGCTGTGCGATTTTCATGTCTAGAATGTTAACCATGTTTTGTGGAAAGCGTCAAGTGTACAGGCAAAAAAGGGGATCAGCGAACCGATCCCCAAAGGCAACTGCTGGAAGCATGAACCAGCAACCCACATTGTAGATGATAGAATACTTGACTAACTTGTAGGTGATTTGACAAGTTCGGTAAATGTGATATTATCAATTCCTCAATAACGCAACTCTAAGGAAAACGAAATGAACGCAACTTACCAAGCATATGCAGTATCTGACCTTTACGAAGCCGGTCTCGCTTGTGACGGTCACCCTTTCATCGCTGAAAAATACTATGTCCTGATTGAGAATGCAGCTGGTCGCCGCTTTCGTCACGAAAAAACTTTTCCTGGCGTAAAAGTTGTGGAGTGCGAAGAAACTGGCGAAGTTAATTTTGCTGATATTCGTGAGACTGCCAAGACAATCGTTGAAGATTTGGCCGCCAAAGTTAATGCAACCTTGGCATCAGGTAAAGCCTTGACAGCATCATGCTGGTTTGAAGTCGATCCAGCTTACGGCTCTGACGCTTACATCGATCAAGGTACAGAGTCAAAGCGCTTTTTTGAAGAGAGAGCCGCAGCTTAATCAACCCAAGGGGGCATCGTCCCCCATCTTTAAGGAGTCCTATGAACCACACACAACACGCATTCACGGTAGAGGCACACCGCAAGCTGTCCAAACGCGCAGAGGCTGCTCTGGACTATCTGCTGTGCCTTGTCATTGGCGTTGGCTTGGCCGCACTGCTCGTAGCATGGTGGTCATCGTGAACAACCCACCAGCATTTCCAACAAGCCATGAAGAGCCAGACGATTACAACGGCCACAACAACAGCAAAAAAACCGTGATAGACCAAGGCATGACATTGCGTGACTACTTTGCGGCAAAGGCTTTGCAAGGATATGTCTCAGCAAGGGGGTGGCATCCTGACTTCACCTACCCAGCCGATTTCAATTTTGATGCTGGAAAGCGTGCCGCAGATGCAGTAGCTGTTGCGTCTTACCAGTATGCAGACGCAATGTTGAAAGCGAGGGAGGCATGACTGAGTTGCAAGACTACTGCCAAGAACCTCGGACCATGTCCGATCTGGTGGAGGCTGGATTCAAGCCCAACACGGTCTACGCCGCTGTCAAGCGCAACGAATTGAAGAACACCAATGCCGTAGACGCATGGGGGCGTAAACAGCGCGGCAAGGGCTTATTCCTGTCCACCGTCACACCAATCCCCTACAACGCGAGCCTGTTAGTGCAGGCTTGGAACAATCAACCACAAGGAGAAAACCATGTCACAGACTATGCAAATTGAGATTGACCGCGCAGTTAACCGTTTCACGCCACCCATGGAAGTGGGCGGTGGATTTCTCTCCCGCGATGACTTTGCCACGCTTGCACGCAAGGCTGTGACCGAGGGTACGTTGATCGGTTGGGCGCACGCGGAGAACATGACCAGAGAGCGTATGCAGCGCAAGATCACCGAGCTTGAGCATGAGGTCACCATACTGCGTGACCGCGTGAAAGATGTTGAGATGGAGTTGCTGGCGGTCCAGAAGTGAAGATCATCATCCTAGTGCTGGCGGTGCTGGCACTGTTTTACTTTGACTCGGAGGAATTCAATGGAGACAGTAATCACATTTGTGCTTGGCGGCTTGATCGGTATTGCCATCACGCTGCTGGTGCTTTTTTGCATCGTCAATTTTTTACTAGACAAGACAGAGGACAAGTAAATGCCTAGACCTAAGAGTGAATTGACCACCTCACAAAAGCGCATTGGCGCAAAGCTGACGACATGGCAGTATGAGGAATGGAAGAGGCTTGGCGCATCCAAGTGGCTTAAGCAGATGCTGACAGAGAGCTATAAAAGGAGGGCACAGGAATGACACAGGATGAAATCATTGAGATGGCTAAACAAGCTGGCTTTGATATTGATTTACCTGCGTATGAAAACGGGACTGCGTTGGCTATAAAACTTGCCAAACTGGTAGCCGCCAAAGCCTTGGCACAGCCAGAGCAAGAGCCTTGGTGCATGAAGATGAACGGCTGCAAGACAAAGTGTGAAGATTGCCCCGATAAGCCACCACCTACACCACAGCGCACATGGGTAGACCTAACTCGCACGCAAATGCAAGATGTTTATTTTGAAGTTTTAAAGGAACATCGCGGTGGTCATCAGATGGAAGGACAGCTTGCCTTTGGGGAGGCTTTGCAAGCCAAGATTCGAGAGAAGAACACTTGAAATCTGCAAGACTACCGCGAGTGATTGATCTGCTGCAACGCACCGCCTGCACAGCGCCAGAGCTTGGCCGTAAGGTGTACTGCACCGAGCGTTCAGCGCAGCAGATGATCAACCGTCTGCGGCTTGCTGGCACGGTCCACATTCAGGAGTGGCGCAGATCAGGCAATGTGCTGGTGGCGGTGTACAGTTATGGAATTGGCACTGATGCTGTCAAGCCGCCACCGCTGACACCTGTGGAGAGACTACGCCGATTCAGAGCGCGTGAGTCATTGGACGATAAGGCTTTCCGCTTGGCAAGGGAAAGAGGTAAGAGATTAAAGCCGAGGCGCGATCCGCTGGTGGCTGCACTGTTTGGGGATAGATGATGAAGATAACTTTAGATGTTCAACTGATACCTGACTACGGTATCAATATTGATGTGCAGCCAGATGACGGCATCCTCAAATTATCTGCGCCAGAACAAGAGGCAATTGTCAATGAAGCAATCCGCGCTCTTGAGCACTACATAATTATGATCACTGATCCCCAAGAAGACGCTTGAGTCTTGCTATCTCTTTGTCATCCATGAACATGGAGATACCTTTGCCGGCAGTGGACAGCACACCGCGAGTTAATTGGTTTGGGTCTGCATATGTTCTACCAGCGGGGATGTCGCCATGGAATTGATAATTGACAAACAAATCTTCTAGACTTGCTCTTTTTATATCTGAGCCAGGCTTGTTCATTTGCGTTGGCAAAATTTGGTTGTACAAGGGTTGCATAAATTCGCTGATTGGTGCGCCCCTAGTGTTTCCTAAGAACACGCCAGGAATGTCATATCCATATGCGCCATGAGCACCGCGTGAAATTCCCAATTTTGGTAATGCCTCAAAGATTGAGTCACCCATCAAAAATGGTTGTTTGTACATTACATTTGGATCAAGCATCGCGTTTTGCAGATCGGGATAGTTAAATCCAAGACCTTGCTCTGCGCCAACATTACTCATCTTCTCCACAAATACTTTACGCAAATCTCCTGCGCTACCGACAGGCAAACCTTCTCCAGTCAGTAATTGCAAACGCGATGCTGGATCATTCAATCCGACAAAGTCTTTGTATTTACCAGGCTTACCTTTAATAGTCTTTGCCCTCATCTGATCTGATATTTGATTCAATAATTTGGGACTTGGGTTTGTTGCATCAATCAATGATAAAAGCCCAAGCGTTGGACCAGTTGAGAAGTTCTCGCCACCTGGCGGCATTGTGTGTGGGGCCATAAATACGCGCCCAGTACCGCCCATCTTTAGGTTTTCTTCTATAGCCTGCAAGGCTCGATTATTTTGCGACATAGCCTGTGCCTGACCGGAGGCATATCCAATATTGCGTCTAATATTGTTTTCATCCATCATGTACATCAACCCGCCTGGCGTGACAAACGAATTGTTTCCAAGTGGTATGTCGCTGACATTGGTGACTTCGACATTGCGACTTAGTTGATCAGTTGGGTATGTAAAAATGCTGCCGCCACGCATTTGTTCGTAATCAACTTTTCGTCTCGGAACAATGCCAGGCAATTGCCGAGTTTGATATCTTGTACCAACTATCGGATTTGGCTTCTTAGGTGTGACAGGTATATACACATTGCTTGTAGTCCCCTGCGCCAAGTCACCAAGCAGACCAGCGCCAAACCCACCACGCTGCATTGTTTGATTAACCATTGGCGTGATAGCGCGTTCAGCGGCCATGCCAGTGCGTTCAGCTTGCGCGGCCACAGCTTGACGCGGTATTGATGCCAGCATCGCAGCCTCTGGAATTACTGGCGGCAGCTTGCTTGCCTCAAGCAGACCACCAAGGCTTTGCAACATTTCTGGCGCAACCTGACCGCGGGGCTGATAGGTGTACTGTTGCATGACACGCTTTGCCTCTGCCTCAGCAATGCGGTTAGCCTCTCGCGTACCCAGCTTGCCGCTGGTCGCTCCCTTGTACACGCCATAGGGCATACCAAGCAAACCGGCCAGCGCACCGCTGCCAAGGGTTGCAGCAGTCTCTCCAGCGCCGGTCAGATAGTCTAGGTAGGTTGCCATTTATTACCTCGCTCTACGCACTTCGGCAGCAATTGGTTTGATTTGTTTGTAATACGCTTCAATCGCATCGCTCATGCCTGGCTCTGCTGTTGCAATTGCCGACAGTTTTGCGATTTGTGTTGTCAGTGTGTTGGGATTGTTGGCAACCAATTTACTGGTGTCAGAAACCCATCGAATAAATCTTGGGCTTTCCAATAGCTTGGCTGCTGTGTTGCTGGTCAAGACAAGTCCACTCAGGGCAGATAAACCGCCTACAAGTGCTTGCGTCATATCGCCACCAACTCCACCGCCAACCAAACCACCAGCGCCTAATAAGGCTGATGTAACCATCTGAGCGCCAGCAGTGTTAGATGTGTTGACGGCCTTGCCAGCTTCACGCGCACCTGTAGTTACTTTAACCAAGTCATTGATGGATGGAATGATGTTTCGGTATCTCTCGCCAGAGAACAGGACTCGCTTTGCGCTGTCGCTTAAGTTGTTCCAGTTTGTCAAAAATGTATTGGCGCTGAATTCATAGCTGTCAGCCCCTACATCTACGCCTTCTTTCATGCCAGCTTTTGCATTGCCAAGCTGTTGCCAAACTGATGCGGCCAATGTGTCTCGCTCTTCTGGTCTGAAATTACGCATCAACAGTTGAAGTCTACCCATGCCATCTTTTGTGCCTGCCATCGCAAAGTTGACGGCATTCACATCAAGATTTTGATCTACGATTTTTTGTAGTGCAGGCAGATTGACTTCACGATTGAACCGTACATATCGATCATGCAATTTGATTGCTCGGCTTGCAATGTCGCCAGACTGATTAGCCGCAGCCACCACATCCTTACGCAATGCGTCATACAAACGCGCAAAATTTGATGTGTCTGAAAGACCAGAAATATCTGGTCGGGCTAAATCTTTTCCAATGCTTGTTCGCTCTTTTCTAAGCGCAGCAAATGGAACACCACCAAACCCAGATTGGGCATCAGACACAACACGCATGGCGCGATCAATGACTGGCTGATAAATTGGTCCAAGTGTTTGTGGACTTTTGGCAATTTCAGCTTGAAGTTGAGCAACCAATTGGGCTGTGTTTGTTGCTGGGAATCGGTTTTGTGAGCCAACAGCGTTTGCCACAATGTCATCAATCTGTTCGCGTCTTTCCTCAAATCTTTTACCAGCAGCTTGAGAGCCTTCTTGTAAGAATTTTCCAAGTCCACCTTTTTCTGTAAATATTTGCGGTGTAGGTGTCTTGCTTGCTCTAGAAATATCTTCGGCAATATTTCTTGATGCAGTACCCATCTGCTCTTGCATCAATTCGTACCTTGGTGCAATGACTTGAGCGCCGCCAGGCGTTTGCGCGAGTCCAGCCTCCAAACGCTGCACAGCAGGACTTTGCGTAGCGACACCGGCAGGCAGTTTGATGCCGAGTCTTGATGCTGCTTGCGGTATGCCTTGGCGCAGTCCCATCAGCTTTTGTTGGATTGGTGTTAGCAATTGCGGCAGATACTTCTCCGCAAGTTGTCCACCACGCTGACCAATAGCGTTTAGCAAAATATCTTTTGTGACTCCAGTGGCTTGCTCTGCACCGCCTCTGGTTTCAACTGATGGGCCGCCATATTGCATACCCATCTCGTACAGCTTCTTGAATGCTGCGCCACCAGTACCAGCGCCAGCAACCATGCCTGCCGGTCCAAATGGTGACATAAGAGCAGCGCCAGTACCAGCACCAACAAACTCTGAAATCTCTGGCAAAGCGCCAGCAATATCACCCATAGTGGGCAAAGGCACGCCAAAGAGTACAGGATTCTTTTCATTCATCAGTGTTGGCCTACCGGTCTTTGGATCGGTATAGATGAAGTTGTCTTTGTCGTATGGCTGTGCGTCAGGAAAGAATTTCTTTAGCGTTGCCAACTTATCTTCACTGGTGGTGGAAGAGCCGACAGCAGCCCTTACACCTAAAGGCGCACCAGTAGTCATTTCAATCTGTTTTTCGCTTGGCGTTGGTACTTGCAATGACCTGATGTAGTCGGCCAAGGCTTGAGCCGCCTGCCTATCACCAGCCGCATCAGCAGCTTGCAAAGATTTATACAGATCGTCAATAGTTGGTTCAGCCATTATTGACTCCTTCCTGGATATAGTTTTAGTAATTCTTGAATTACTGGAGGCGTTGGCGGTCTAGCTGGAGCTGGAGCTGGTCTAGGTGCACTAAATGATTTAGGCAACTGCATGATCGGTTGACCAAACTGTAGATTTGTTCTCATTGCTTCTTGAATCATGCGATCTTTCATTTCACCTGTTTGAGCAAAGAAATAGCTTGGACCGCCAAGACCTTTTATGTATGTTGAAAGGTTTGTTGGGTCACTTAATTGGGCTTGTAATCTTGGTAAATCTTCTTTGTTTAATACGCCAAGCTCTGCCGCTTTTCTTGCTTTGGTCAGTAAATCTTCATAAATTGCTGTTTGTGTAGCGCCTTTCGATCCAATGCCACCAAGTTGCATTCCTTCTTGAGAAACAACATTTTCTATTTTTTCAAGCGCAGCAACAAAGTCAACGGCAGCTTTTATTGCTGATCTTGATGCTGTAATCTCTTCTGGTCTTGGCGCAAGTGGAGTTGATTTAACTCCAGCAGGCAATGGAATAGCAACAGCACCATCAGCAGGCGCGGCAACGGCAGGTGCTACTGCGCTTTTAGCTGGCGCAGGCGCACTGACAGCACTTGGCTGAACAATAGTTGCTGGCGCTGTTGCTGATGGCGTAGCAATTTTGCCTTTGTAGCTTGGCTTTGCAAATGATGGTGGAATAGGTGCAGGTTGTGTGTACACAATTCGCGTAGAGCCATCAGGCTGAACCTGTTCGGTTGGCACTGGCTTACTCAACTCACGATACGCCAAAGCATATTTAGCACTGCTTGGGTCTTCTGTCAGCAGTATGTTGTAAGCAGCACCAGTTGTGCCGCCACCGAATGGTCCTTCAGCAGTTCCAACCAATGTGGCTTGTCTTGTATTTTTGTTCAACTGGTAACTACCAACGCCAGGCAATCCATACTTGACGGCACTTGCACCACTCACAATCTCGTACTCATCACTAGGTGCTTGCACTGTACTTACCTGACCTGTTCTATTGTTGATCTGATACTTTCCGCGAGGATCGAGTCCAAGGTCGGCAGCATTTTGACCAGTAATAGTTTCAAAGCTCTCTGTTTTCAAACTTTCTTCAAATAATCTTGGCAATGCTGCTTTAGGGCTAAGTGCAGCAATCATTAATTGATCTGGAGTCAATGAAGAAAAAATGTCAGGTCTTTGTCTTGCAGTAACAGTTACTGGTGATATTGTTCCTGATTCATTAGGCAATGTTTGTCCAATCATCGCTGCGCGTTGCGGTGTCGGGCCAACGCCGTAAACTGGCGTAGGCAATGCAGCTGCTTGCATTGCTGTCAATGGTTGTCCCGAAACTGGCAACGATGGAGTAACTGCCGCGCTTGGTGCTGCGCCAGACAAGCGATCCATGAAGAATTTTTGGAGATTTGCCTCTCTCCTTGCTTCATCCAACTTCTGCTTAGTCAGCATCTGCTCAATGGCATTCTTCTGTGCGCCTT